AAATGCTTCTTTTAAAAAAGACTCAGATGCGGTCGGCGCCTTGCTTGCATAATTACGCATGGCCTCATCCCAAAAATTTGAATATTCGTTTTGGTATGTTTCATAATCTAATCTTTGCTGGCCAAACAACTCACGCCAATCGTTAACATTTTTAATGGCAATGTTTGCGCCTAGTGCTGGTAGCTTTGTAATTCCACTCATAATTGATGCAGCACCAACGCCAACAGAGGCCATCGCCTGGTTTGCAAAACTATATTGATCGTGCTTATCCTCAATGTTTTTTAAAACATCAAGGTCATCTTTTGAAACCGCCGCATAATCTGGATTTGAAATAAACTGCTTTAGCACTGGCGAGGCAACATCAACCTTTTGACTTATTTCATTGCGCTCGTTTTGCTTTGATATAACATCGTAATTTTGTTCCACAAAATCAGACTTAGCGCCAAACTTTTCGGCAAGAGATAAAACTTTTGCGTGTTGATCTGGATTCTTTTCAGCCGCAACAAACGTTGCCTGTTGTACTGACTGATTTGTTCCTGCGCTCATTTCATTAATTATCTCTTGATCAATTTCCATTATTGTTCAGCTTTCTTTTTAGCAGTCTTTTCTTTGTGCTTGATAAAATAAGTTAAAACGTTTTTATCGTTAACTGGAACTCCAGCCGATCGCAATGCAGACTTAATTTGCTGCGTATCGCTTTCTGGAATATCATCAAGGCCAATATCATATTTTCGTTTTTTCGTATCCCAAATCATTCCCTCTTTAACAATCATTTCAGTCAAATAATTTTTTGAAATGTTTCTGAGTTCCTCGTTTGATAAAAATGGACGATCCTGTTCGCGCTTAATTCGCTCTGCCTCTTGATCGATTGCAGTTCTATATTTTAAATACGACTCATTTTTTTCTGTTGCATCTTGGCCAGTGGCCTGGCGAAATTGATCCTCAACTGTTTGCGTGTCAGAAAGAAAACCATCAAGCTTTTTCTCTGCGTCTTTTTTGCCAGATTTAAGATCGTCTCTAAGTTTAATTAATTCCTCGAAATGTTCTTTTGAAAGATTTGGTTTTTCCTTTAAAAAGTCGTGACCAACAAAAGCATCTCGTGTCGCCTTGTTTTCAGCCATAGTTCGCAGCTTATAATAAATTGCACCATTATCGCGAACTGGATTTTTATCTGCATAAGATTTAACAGCATTAATTGTTTCTGGTTTCATGTTGGCAATCAATTTTTCGCTAATCCCATCCATTGATCCAGTTTCATTGATCTGTTTGACTGCAGACGAATAAATGCTTTCTTGATATTCTTTTTCAGCCTCACGCTTTAAATTAAACATTCGGTCAATACGAGCCTCTGTCGCCTCGCGGAGCCGAGGGTTTTCAATCGCAGAGGCCTCTTTCAAAGCGGCGCTCTGGCTCAATCCTCGCGCCATTACGTCGTCAGTAAATCTCTGAGACTTTCCTTTGGTAGAACTAATTTCCAAAAGCTTTAAAGCCTGAGTCTTTTCGTCGTCCATCATGTTTGATTCATTTTTTTTAAAATAATCCTCAGCGTAAATATCATCACCATTGGTGATTATTCGCTCAATAATTTTTGCGTGAGTTTTAGATTCAGATGTTTTTGCTCGCAAAGTCGCCATTTCAAGAGGCTCACCGTGACGATCTGAATATTCTAAACTAATTCTTTTTTGATTAGCTAAAGACAGCGCCACTTGATCTGGATCTTGGTATCCATTAACCGCATTGCTCTGCTCAAGCTCAAGCCCAGCTTTTGTTGTCTCGTCATCATATTTTTTGATTTGAGAGCCAACGTGACCCATTACATTTTTTTCAAACTGCAGCTGACGAACCGACGACTTTTCATTAAAGATTCTTCTTTGCTCGTCGTTTTTAAGTAGGCTGCCAGAAATCTCGCCAACTTTTTTAGTGTATTGCTCTTTTGATAATTCAACTAATCCAAAAGCGTCCTTACCCTCTTTTTTATACATTCCAGTTTCAGGATTGTATTGAAAGTCAGTTTCAAATTTTGTTAATTCGTTTTCAGCCTCAAGCACGGAAATTTGATCTGCAGATTTTTTTGCTTTTTCTGCAATATCATAAAGTGTATTATCAAGCTTTTGCTTTGACGCTCCAACATTAAACGCCTCGCGATTAACTGACTCATCAACCTTAATGTTTGGTAATGGGTTTTGCTGAATTATAGATGATTCTAGCTGCGGTACTCTTGGCATTATGCCACCTCAATTTTAGGTTTCGATGACGATTTAATTTTATTGGACATTAAAGAACTGCCGTAATTATCATTTAATGTTTCGGCGGCCTTTAGCCCACCAGTTATAAGCGTGTTAACAGCTTCGTTCCTTGACGCCATCTGATTCATTCGTCCTCTTCGCAGCGCCTCAGACGCCTCTGCTCGATAACCCATCGCCTCAAGAAAAGAATTATTTTTAATCGTCGCCACATCTCGCGCCGCAATCTCGCGAGTCTCGTCAACAATTTGCTGATTTGATCCGTATCCAACCTCAACGCCAGATCCTGCTGCAGCCACCCTTTGAGATCCAATTAATTTATTTATTTTTTTTCTGTATTCTGTTACCTGATTATCGCCTCGCTCAAGCGCGTCCTGAGCTTTGTATTCAGCGTTTTTAGCATTAATCTTTGACATTGATTTTTGGTATTCACCCATAGCATTTAATGTCATTGCCTGACCATACGCTTGATATAAACCAAGACCAGCCATTGCTCCACCGCCAGCTGCACCCATTAGCCACCTCCAGGTATAAAACCACTTGGCGTGATTGATAAAATTGTTAAAGGAACTGGATCGATTTGACGAACAAACACTCGACCGTTGTTGTTCCAGCTTGATTGTATAATTATATCAACAGCCTCGGTCTTTGATTCAACAGGATCGTCGTAATTTTCCTCTTCTCGAATTTTAAGTTCAGTTAACCCATCAACAGAATTTGTTTCTGCTGGTGGCTCTGATCCAGACCAAATCCCTCGCGACTCTTCTGTAAAAAGCGTAACTTTGTTAATTAGTTTGTTTTTATCGATTATCGTTCCAGAGTTTGGCAAATCAACGTTTAAAGTTTCGATGTCTGATGTAATTGGAGTTCCCACAAGAATCACGCCATAAGGATCATCTAAGGTTATCTTTCCATCGACAACAGTAATAGCAACATAAGCATCATTGTTTGGGTTTGCGATAACTAATCCGTCGCCATATACAGAAACAGACTGCCCCTCTAGGTGCCACAGTCCAGTGATTTCATCAACAGCCCTAACCCAGTCAATAGTCGGAGTTGCCTGCATCGACGCAGGAACAGTTTTGTGTGGTCGCCCAGTTACAACAGTTCCAGATGTGTAGGCATCAATAGTAAACCTAATCACAGATCCATCGGTATCATACAATTGAATCTGGTTTCCAACGTCAGCAGCTGTAAAAAATGATGTGCTTGATGTTAATGTTATCGTATCTGTATAAGTCCATCCAGATCCAGAAAGAGTCATCGTGTGTGAAAGACTTGTGTTTCTGCCGTCGTAAATTAAATGAGAATCTAAAATTGCAATGTCACGAATATCGTTCAGAGTTCTGCTTGAAAGCTTTTCAATGTAACGAACCTCGCGGCCATCGATTTCACGATTAACAACAAAATAAACGGCGTCCTCAGAATTAACTGGAATACTTGCGCAGTTTTCTACAAATCCATTTTCAAAATCATGCTTATGCCAGGCAAGCATTTCTTGTTCTTTGACATAAGTTAATCCTAAAACCTGGCCATCGTCTCGACATATCCACACAACTGAGTGCGGAATTTGCTGATAGCACCAGTCAGTTAAAGTGTTTTTATCAACCAGGTGTGATGCAAAAATTGATAATTCGTTTCCGTTGTAATTATCTGATTCAAATTGAAAATTAATATCACGAACATTATTTCCTCTAGCCTGAACATAAAGAGCACTATTGCCAACAACAATTGGTGGAAGCAACGGCGATGATCCGTTGTAAGATGACTGACGAGTGTTTATGTCTCCAGGCTTTAAGGTTCCGCCCGCATCGCCAGAGGCATAAAACTCGCCAGACTCTGTAAACATTAACAACGTTCCAAGATCCACCAAATGATGAACCTCATTTACTTTTTTTCCAGACAGTCTGAAAATAATTGCATCGTCATCTTGAATTGGCGATGATGTTGAAAAGTCGTAAAACCCACCTGTCTTACTTGCAAAAACCTTTTCAATATCGTTGTCTGTATTAGCTACAATTAAACGCTGCTGATAATAAGTAATGCAGCTAGGGTAATCACCAGTGGCATTAAAGTCCTCATTTTTTCTTGCTGGCGTGTCAGTCAAATCAGGAGTTACAGAACCCTTGTCGTAAAACGTTGTAACTCCGCTTGATGTTCCTATGTATCCAAAAACGCCGTTAACTTCTCGATAAATATTAAACTCTAAATCGGCGACAGCAAAACCATAAAGGCTAGTTATCGACCACGTAACAGTGTTGTAATTTGCTGTCGATAGCGTTGCGTTTCCAGTTGTAACTGTCGCAAGATATGCTCCAGACGGAGGCGCAACCTGCAGCGGCGTCTCTCTGCCTGTCAGTGGATCGAACGACGTAACAGTGTAGTTATACGTCGTAGTTCCTGCCACTCCAACAACAGAAGCCGATAAACTTGTTGGATAATCAATTTCAGAATCAAATGTGATCGTGGCCAGCGTCCATGATGTGTCGCCTGTTCTTGATAAATTTCTTGGCGCATAACTTGGATGAACAATTGTGATTACATCAGCCGACTGAACATATTTCAACGCAGGTAAATCTGCCTCTAAGTATGGAGTTGCAATTTCGTAAATCTCTGCGGCGGTTCCACCAGACGTGTAAGCGCCAAACGCTGTCGAATCAACAGCAGTTCCATCCATATATTTTAACGTAAATGTATTGGCCCCAGTATTAACTGTGCCGACTTTAAAATTTCTATTATTTAAATACTGGCCAATCGCGCCAGTTATTCCTGAAATGTAAACCTCTTCGCCAGCAGTATAGGTGTCTGATCCAGAGTATGTAATGACGCAAGGATTTGCATTTGTAATACCAGTAATATTTTGAGCTGTTAATGTAACCTGCGCATCGTTTTTAATTACGCGCATATATTGATCGCCAAACTCCAGTATATAAGTTTGTGCATTGTTAAAAACAAAAGGAATTAATCTTACAGCTTTGGTCGAGTCTTTAACCTCACCAATAAATTTTGTGCCAGGTCGGTTTGTTACACCACCATGTCTCATAACATAAAAATTGCGACACGTTTTTAATGCTGTAAAATACTTAGCGAGATCCGTTCTCGCATATAACGCTGGCGCAATCTCGCCACCAGAAAATGCTTTTTGTGTAATCGAGGCCATAACTAACCCTCTTTTGCTTCACCGTACATAATATTTTCGATAGGCTCATCATTGTCTTTTTCAGACTCCAACGACATATCGGTGATTTGCAATTCCAGTCGAGATCCGCGTTCATCTTTGCTGATGCCAACAACTTTAACCTTAGCCTCAAGCTCAAGCTCGGAGCTAATTTCAGGAAGCTCTGTAATTCCTAACATTTTAATTTCATCAGGACCTAGATATAATTTCAAGCATATTGGATATTCTTCTTTTGGCTTTTCAGAAAGACCAGCAGCCGAGTAACCAACATTTGCAACCACGTCATCGCCGCCAAGAATTGTATTTTTTTTCATCGCCATGCTTTTCATTTAGTTCCTCGCATTTACGGATTCAGTATCCTGTAATTCTACAGACTGATCCTCGTTAAAAGAATTTGCCACCGCGCGACTTAACTCAATTTGATAATTTTGAAATGCCATTTTTGCCAATCCAAATGGATCACCAGCTGTTACCCTTGCCGCAATGTAATTAGCCAACCGATACGAAACCGCTGTTTCAAAGTCCGATGGAAAAAAGGATTCATCAGTTATGTTTCGCGTGTACTCAGCGACAGCATTTGTTGCATCTGTAAAAATAACACCTGCAGACGCATCTTGAGAAATAGCATAGGCAACTTTGGTGGCTGGAGTATCGTTGCGATTTCCAGATAAAATTCTACGAAAAAACAAACAGTCAGTTGGGTATCTATAAGAATACGCCCACTCAGTATTTGGACTTGTCTCTATTAAATTTAGTGTTGCAATTTTACTGGCAAATGGCCAACTGTGATCTTTTAAAACATTTTTAACTGTTGTTTCATAAAATCGACGACAGGCCTTAGCCTCAATAGTTTGCTCTGTTTCGCTTGCCACTTCTTTTGAAATGCCAAGGTGTGAAAGAGCCATGTTCCATATCTGCATTTTGCTAGACATTATTTAAAGTATCCTATCGCAACAACCGATGCGCCCGCGCCAGTCGTAACTTTCCATCCTGGCGTTGTTGCGTTCACTGCTCGCGCTCCAACGTCAATTGAATAAACTCCAATTGCAGTATTCGCTGCCATTATAGAAATCGCAGATCCGTTTCCATCTTTAATGGAAACCGTGCTTGTCGCCGCAGTTGAAACTGTAATAACTAATCGTTCTAAAATATCACCCGCTGCGCCATTAGGACCAAGAATTTGATCTGTCTGACTCACGGCCACTGATTCGTAATCCGTTAAATATTTATAATCCATTTTTCCCCCAAAATAAAAATGGCCCCTTTTCAGAGGCCACTTAATTAGATAACCTCGTCGCCCGACGAATCACCATCGTTTAAAGCAGGATCAGATTTAGCCTTTGCATCAGCGTCTTTCTGCTCTTTTGTTTGGTATTTCTCAGCTAACACAACCCACTTAGGCGAAATGAGATTTCCCTCATTGTCGAATTTCAAAAGAGATTCCTCCATGAAAAACGTTTTTCCTTCGTAGCGCCGCGCGTCCTGATAATAACCAGTCGCGATTGCAGTGACCTTAATTTTTTTATTGCTTTTGACTTCTTTTTTAGCCATCTAATCCCCCTAATAAACTTATGAAATTGTGATTGAGTCTGGATAGTTGTTATCCATTTGCAACATATTTAATGGCTGCAAGAACGCAGTAACTGTCACGCTTGGTGTGGTTCCGCCAAGAACGTAACGAGCGCCAAGATAACGCTTTGTTTTCATTCCTGCTGGGAGCGGAATAACAACCTTATAGCCAGCAACTAAAGTCGCTCGCGTGATGTATGACGTGTCAGTTTGTAATAAAACATCCTGAGACGACAAGTTGGCATTTGCTGATTGGATTAATTGAAACTGATAAGTCTCATCACCAGACACAGTATCAGCCGCAGTATCAACAACAAAAACAAGCGCCATCGGTTCGCCGATGCCAATCTCATTTGTCGCTAATGCTGTGTCGATAGTATTTGTTGAAACCGCTGTAGCAGTTAAAGCTTGAGCGTCGCTTAATAATAACTGTGAATCTAAATACATTTTATAAATCTCCTATAAGTTAAAGTTACGATACTGTTGCTTCTGTTTCAAGGATCGCATCGCAAACACGAATTGGAACGCCACGGAATGATGGGATTAGCTTTCCGTCAACATCGCTGTAAACCAAAGATCCGCCAGATTGAACGTCATCACGACGTTGAATATCCAACATCTGAATAACAGTTCTGTTCATGTAGAACGCCATTTTTCCCATTCCTTTTACTGGAATACGGTGCATTGCTTTAATCATGTACTCGATCAAATCAGCCGCAGATGACTTTGCAACCAAGTTTGAAACGTCGATGTTGCAGATACGAACAGCATAACGCCAGTCCTTAACACAAAGGCCCAGTTTCCATTGCCATTGATCTTGGTATGCTCGTAGACGAGTTCCAGCAATTCCTGCAGACGTTTCAACAGTTACTTCGCCATGATCGTAGTGTGATAATCCAGCCTTAGATCCCTTTGGAAAAATACCAGAGACAGTGTTTTGTCCCCAGCAAATTAACCAAATTGATGTGTTGTCTGAACTCGCGCCTCCAGCCTTAATAACATTCTGGCCAGATGCCGCCGATGAGCTAGAGTAACGGATTGATAGCCCTGTAAACTCCTCAGGCGCTAAAGATGCGTTTCCGTAGAAAATCGTCTGTGCAGCTTCTTGATTCATTGCTTCGATAAATGCCTGAGCCTCAGACATACGGAAAGCAGCAACGTTACCATTTAGTAACGCAAGGTCTTTATCAACCTCTGACCACGCCTCCAACATACCACAAGCCTCGTCGACTTGAGCAGTTGTTGACTTAGTTGGCTGAACGCCTTGGTTTAACAAACGCCATGCAGCAGTTGGTAAACCTGTACGAATAGTCACTCGGTGACCAGTAGGCAAGTTACCTTCCATGAAAACCATGTCTAAAAGGATTTCGTTTGTATTTGATAATAACTCTGCGATTTGTGGAACTTTACCATCTGGATCTAGGCGTTTAGCCCAGTCAACTAATGTTAAAGCATTTGAACTTAGTGTAGCCATTTTTTAAATTCTCCTATTTTTTAAGTTTGTTGTTTTCCATAGAAAACCTCTTCGATTGGTTTTTTCACTGGTCCACCTGCTGAACCAGGATTCACAATCGAATCGTTCGACATAGCTTTGCCGATTCTGTAAAACAAACGAATTACCTCAGGATTATTCCCAAGACCTGTTTGATTTAAATAACCAACAATTTCTGGTGTCGCGAACTTCTCAAGAGATCGTTTTGCAAACTCAACATTTTGCGCAAAATGCTGGCCGCCGAACTCTTTGTCATTCTTAGCATCCGCAAGCCACTGAGTGCGCAAGTTTTCTTGCTCACTTTTGTAACTCGCAACCAGATCCTCTTTTGCTGCATGACGCTGATTCAACAGTTCCTGTGCTTGGTCTTTTGATAACCCCTTTTCCTTCGCGTAGGATTTAAGGCTCTCAACCTCAGTTTCTGTTAAAAATGACTCTTCTGGAACTGCAAGATCGAATTTTGCGTCCTGTGTTCCAGCCTGAGCCTGCGCCTGTTGCTGCGTTTGAGTATCTGCTGCTGGTGCTGTTGCCGTTGCACTAGCATTAACTTCTGTCGTCTGAGCGGCGGCGTTAGTTGTTTCTTGAGCCGTCGCTGACGTTGTTTGTTCTGTCATTTATATTATCCTTGTTTGTTGCCATTTTTAAATAAGCCTGAGGATCACACTCCATGATCTCAGCTAAAATTTTTAAACCGATGTCGCGCTTTCCTTCATTAAAGTATATTTCGCTTGAAGTTACAAAACTACTTTTAAAAACCCCGCACCTCTCAAGAATACGCCAAACAAATCGGCGCCCCTGTGCAGAATCTAAAATAAATTTCAAATCATTATGATTCTGGTCGTCAAGTAATTGTTTTTTAATTTTAGCGTTATTGACCTGACCTTCGTCTGCTGCATTTTTCACTAACGGTTTCATCGTCTAGCCCTTCGGTAAATTGGATAATTAAAAATACTGCTCGCTGGCTCAGGTGGATCAAAGTCACCAGTCGGAGGCCAATACAGTGGCGCAAAATATGTTTGAGCAAAATAAACCTTAGGAAACATTAATCACCCACATCGTAAGTTAAACTTGTTCTATTTCCATTTGAATCTACTGTCGCAACGATTCTATTTTTATCATCAACCACGTTCCTAATTGTTATCGTTGTTCCAGCAGCGCCAGAAAGCTTTCCTGCCGTGGCCGATAAAACCAAGCGAAAAGCTTCTTTTAAATTAAAAGACGTTTCTATTTCAGACTCTATTACAGCGGCAGCCAATCTCTCAACGTCATCATTTGATAAGTAACCAGTGCCGCCGATCGTAATGTCGCCACCGAGTCTGCCTGTACCTTTTAAGTTTACAGAACTAGACGCAAGACCTGCGCTCGACGCCTCACATGGAATGACTGCACCTAGGTTTGCATCTACTGTCGCAATACCTGCAATCGTTCCACTCATTGACGATGCAACTAATGTAAACGCTGTGACGCTAGCCACACCATCAGAAGTACCAGCAATCTGAATTAAACCGATGGCATTTGCCGAGCCTGTTACAGTTGCCACGCCTGCAATCGCATCAAGTGCAGCGATCATTGCTGATAAGCCTGTACCTGTTACAGTTGCCACGCCTTCAACGCGACGAATACCTAACTCGCCGCCAGTCATTGGCATCATGAACGCAGTCCCTGGACCGTAACCAGTACCAGGAATTGACGCTTGTTTAAATTGGAGCTGTGCTCGCGCTCTTAAAATATTAGTGCTCATCAACGATGCTTTAACATTACAATGCGAGGCTATCGCTGTAGCAGTGCCACCATGTAGTCGTTGAAAAGATTTATTTAAAAGCGAGCCATTTCCAATTAATGCCATCTAGCCCCACACAACGTCGAAGTGGCCCTGAAAAGCTGAGTTCGTTGGAGTTGCTGCGCCTGAGTTGATAATCCAATAAAGTGCTGCACCATCATAAATTCTTGGTAGTCCACCAGGAACTTGTGAGAAAAACTCACGCTCTGATGCGATACCTAAAGTTGTGATCGGCATATTAAATAATGGTTTAACAAGTCCAACCGAGTATTCACCGGACACATACGACACAGAGTTTTGAATCGTTTCAATTGATGCGTAACCGGAGTCAGCACCCTGTCGTGGCATATATGGGTTGTACTTACCCGAGCCTGTGCCTGAGTATAAAATTAAACCATTGGCAGGTGTTGTCTTACCGATTGGCAAAGTTGTAGGCGTTGCACGCGATGCAGTTTGTTCTTGGTTCGTATAGCCCAAAGATAAGTTCGGAGTCGCTGCTCCCAGTGCTGTCGAGTTTGTATTCCAGAAAATAGCCTGTAAGCCTGCGCCGCTTGTATAGCGTGGTAACAGCGTGTTGATCGTATGCGTACCAGTCCCTGCATCTGTAATATTAATTGCAGTACCAGCTACAGCATTTGCGTAAGACGTAGCTAGCTGACAGGTTGTGTCTGTTACTTTGATGACGTAATAGTTTGTTGCTGCCGATAAACCAGCAGGGAGCGTTGTCGTTGTTGAGACTTGAACTCGCGTATAAGGAAATAAATTAATATTAGAATGTGTTAAAGTATCTGTTCCTGCATCGGCTGTGAATGTACTAAACGCCGAGAGTGTGTTTGTAGTCGCTTGAGCCGTTGTGGTTGTTACTGATGTAACTCGGTAAAATCCAACCAAATCAACCAAAGTTAAAATACACGGCGCAGTCGTTGCCGCTGTGGACCAAGCCGATGCGTTTGCAATGTACTTATAAGCAGGACTCACGTTGCTGCCGTGTTGAATACTGTTGGCGTTTGTCGTGGTGTTTGATACTGGCTGAAAAGTTAAATTCGTACCAGTGTTAAAAAGCGAGTCAGCCCCTGGGTTACCACCACCTCTTGCAAGAAAGTGACACTCACTTGCTGTTGCTGCCGTTGTCGGTAGAAAGTTTTTATTCCAATCAAATCGAGCTGATTTGCCGTTAACTGTTGCCTGATTAATCATGTCGTCAAAACTTGTAAAACCTGCCATATAATCCCCTTATTTATTCCATACTGTTTCTATGTCGCCGAAAAACTGAAAACCGCTTACAGATGCTGCGGCACATATTATTAAATTTAAATACGCATCGTCGTATATTTTTGGAAGCGTAGACGAGTGAACGAGTAACTCTGTTTCGATAGGTGATGCCGTTTCATAAAGTGTAGATGTCATTAATGGTTTAACTAAAACCAACGCGAACAATCCAACGTCTGTTATTCCTGGAAAAGTAACAGACTGAACTGATCTAACTCCGGTGTCTCCCTCTTGTAAACCGATGAATGATGTATTTCCGATAGTTGTACTTAAATCATGATGACAGCTTAAAATAGAACCGTTGGCAGTTGCAGCACTGAGCGTAACTAGATTACTTGTTCGACCTGAGACGCCATCAGAATTTGTGTAATTAACTGTAAACCGTGGCGACAATCCCGTACCAGATGCGACCGACACGGCCATCATTTGAACGCCAACGCCATCGGTGTATCTTGATAGCGTCGTAGTGTTATCCATAATTTGTTCGTCGTTCGTTCCCATATCGACAAACGGATAGTACAAAAGATAATCTAAAAGCATGAACGGAATCGGTGCGATCGTGTTTACAATAGATAATTTAAAATTTTTTAAATACTTTTGATAACCAGCAGAACTAACAGAGGCACCATGATAAAATCCACCATCTGTTGAGTATCGCATTTGCTGTGCAATTAAAGGTGCTGCCGCATAATACTGCGGTTTAGGATTGCCAGGACTCATTGATAGATCAAACCAATTACTTGCCGTAGTTACCTGTGACGGCACCTTACGAAACGACGAGTAATTTGTCTGACCTTTTTCAACTGCCTGTGCGTAATCCCAAACACCTCGAATCATCCAATTGCCCCACTTGCTCCGGTTGCTGTTCCTGACATGGTTACGATTTCAGATTTTTTAGTGAGTTCTTTTCTTACAGCTTCAAACATTGGTATTTCATTGTCTTCTAAAACTTCACCTTGTGAAACTTTAGCGAAAAAATAATCGTACAACATTTGTTTTTGTTGTAGATCACCTTTTAAAGCTGCAAGCATTTGTTGATTAGTCATTAGTCCTCAGTAATTGTGATCGATGTCGCTGGAAACTGTAATGTAATACCAGACGATACGTTACGAGATGCAGTCAATGCGCCTTTATAAAGTATTTGTCCGGCACCAGATGAAACGGTCCCGACTGAAAAATGCGATACTGTTTCAGAACCAGATGAACACTCTGGAAAGTTAATCACCGCTGTGTTTTGCACTTGGTTGCCTGATACAGTCCAACCACCAGCAGAGCGAGCAACTGCAACGCGAGCATAAGAACCATAAGCGCACTCACTTGTGGTTTGTGAACCAGCTTCCCCTGGGTCACCTGTATGAAGCGCAACGTATAAATTTGCGTTACCAGTACCTGATAAAGTTCCAAGGTGTGCCGCCAGTGTTGCGTTAAAAGTTAATGTTACTAAATCGTTCTCAAAACCATTTGCTTTACTCATATTTTAATTTCTCCTAACTAATAAAGTTATTGTTAAATTTGTTAACCCATTACCGCCAACAACGGCAGGACGCAGCCATCTGACAACCTCGACAACTTGCTGTATCCCTGGCTCAGTAAACGCAATACCAACGCCAGTTGGATTTGTTAGATACGCATAATTAGAGCCATCATTAGATCCCTCGACGCGGACATCGCCGATAGGCCCAAAGGTTCCGGCAATCTGAATAGATCTATCGGCAAATGACGGCATTTCAACAGGCGCGCAAGTGTCAGCATTTGTAACGCTAGCCCAAGTATAAATTAACGTTTTTTCTTTATGGGTTTTTAATGTTTCAATGGTGAAACTTATTACGGCCATTATGCCTCGCCAACAATTCTATTCAGCGCAGACGAACCATCATCACCCATCGGCGTCTGACTTAATGTCTGCGCCGTTTGAGCAGCTGACTGAGCCGCAGCCATAGTTTGCTGAGCCTGTGCTGCCTGGGCGCGAGAATCACGAATTGCAGAAACCTCATCGTCAGATCTAATAATCGATGTCGGCACCGATGTCATGTCTGCATAAGAATCAATAACCTTGTCTGTTTTAATCTTATCAAGAGCACTTGGATCAAGCTGTGCAAGCTGGCCAACGAATCCAACAAATCGATCTACCGCTGCGATACCAATCATTTTCTGCGCCTGAGCCATAATCGATATGTACTCAATACGCAAATCCATACCACGCAATTCTTGCGGCGGAGGCGGAATTAAACCTTGTCGAACGTGAATATCAAATGCAAGATCAGTTAATGGATCTAAACAATCTTGATTCATTTGTTCGAGCACTGGTCCTAATGCTAATAATTTCTCTTCATGTCGTTCATCTATTTCGCGAGCCGTAATCTGACGACGATCAGAATTTGCCAGCATTAAAAACAAATCCTCATAAAAAGCACGCTGGATTCGAGATCGAACCTGTTGTTGCTTCATTTCCATGTTCTGAATATTAAAATTTAACTCATATACTGGACGAAAACCATTACCATTAACGGCGTCAACATAAGTAATATCACCAGGCAACACCGATGCAGTCTGGGTTTTCAATGATGTTGGACCTGTCAGCGGTGGATTTATCTGTTTATCAACCGCCTGCAGTATTTTCTTTTCACCATGCTGCAATTGCTTCACGTCACCAAGCGCATCCATGCCAGGGCATGACGTTCCATAAACATCCTCGCCTGTAGTCTCCCAACGAGGACATAATACTGGAAAGTAATCGTAACCTGATTCGCGTAAATATTTGTCGCCATCAAGTTTATTGTCGCCAGAAATTCCTTTTTCATAATAACAAGATAAAAACTTTTTATACTTAGCCATCGCAAGTAGTGGATTATAATCTTTGTTTGGCATCACCACATGAGTGACATCAATCCATGTCTCATACATTGCTGTATCCCATAGATTTTTAACAGTAGTTGAAAACACCGACCAGTCTGGCTTTCCATCGATAACATTTCCAAACTTCTCAACAAGCTGGCGAACTGTCATTCTGAAATCACGCATGAAAACGTTCACTCTACCCATATCATCTTTTGCAATCCAATATGAACCAACTGGAAATGATTGAGTCTTTAAAACCTCGCCACTAAAATCCTCTTCAATATAAATTGGCGCTGTTCCAAATGTACCAAGATCGCCATACATCACAGGCAGAGTGTTATATAAATTTGATCTTAAATAAGATGTGCGCATGATTTGCTGAACGTCATCAAGCCAGGTGCGCACTGGTCCGAACTCAGCTAAATCTGGATCTGGAGTGGTTAACTTAAACCAAGGACGCGCAGGTGATGTGATACCAGCCATCATTCCAGATCTTAATGTTCGACTTGCTAGCGTCGCAGTTGAATCAATAATGTTTTTGTTTTTTCTTTCACCACGATTGGCATCTGTAACTGAAAATCGCGCACGTCGTGGTAAAATATAATCAGATAAATCGCGCCAGTGTGGAATAAAAGTTGATCGATCAAGATCAAGCTGGCCACGCAGAATTTCAAACTGCTGACGTTTTGTTTGTAAGTTCATTAGCTACCTAACAACGTTTTGCCAGAACCTGAACCTGTTCCGCTTACATCACCCAATCCAGTAAGAATCGTGCTTGAACGACCACCAGCTGCACCCATCATGCCGCGCTGTTTTGATCGTTTGGCTGCGTATTTCTTTGCAGTCTCGGTTTGTTTTTTGTTTTCATCAACTGCGGCATCTCGCGCCGCCTGTTCAGCCTCTGCAGCCTTTTGCTCATTCTCGATTTTAGTTACATTTGCTGATGGATTTAAACCAGCATTGTCAATCGTATTCTGAACCGACTCTTGTGCGTCTGCTGATGTTGCAGCTGCTGCGCCCAAACCACCGCCCGCAGTAAATGCTGTTGTTAATCCAACAGCACTTGCTAATTGACTCAAAGGACTTTTTCTACCACCGCCACCCATTATAACCTCCGTGCGTATGAACGATCGACAGGCGTATAACCCATCGGCGTAATTAATTTAGAGAAATCTAGTTTCTCACTTAGAGTTAAATAAACGATCGATACACCCATTGATTTAAGTTGCTTGTCTGCAAAATCCAACATTGCGCGACCGATACCTAATTTTCTGTAATCTGGACGAATATAAATTATGTCAGAGTTTGCCTGCACAACGCTAACAACATGAGGATGTCTTATAAGGAAGTAACCAGCATAACCAATTAACTTACCGTTTACTCTTGCGGTAAAAAGTTTATACACGCCAGCATTATCCGCAGCAATGTACGAGGCCTTGTCTGGTTCAAATTTGAAATCTGAATGATAAGATATTTCTAAATGATGAGATTTATTTAAAGGGGTAAGACATTCCCACGCTGATTCGACAGTTTCATAACTTAAATTGTAATCCATTTATTAAAATGGTTTCTTGATTTTAATCTTTAATCAACATCTTTTTTATAATCTAAAGGATCATAGTCGTGTTTTGCTCGGTTAGGACTGCGATACATCTCTGTGGCAACACTCGTCGCAACATCTGGTAAAGCAAACGTTAGTCCTAGTGCGTCAGCAACGTCAGGTGAGAATCCTAATCGCGCTTTTATCTGATCTTTCGATTCTAATTGAAACTTACCATTCACAAACGTGTAAGTCGGTGCTGTGAGTTCTTTGATCAATCGCGCATCATTTGGAATTGAACCGCCGCGCTTAATCCATTTAGCCATCTCAAACCACATCTCAGATCGCTTGTTAAAGTACGCAGGATCGACCGGACTGCCCGAATAGTGAATCTCATGAGCAAACACACCAGCCTGCAACAACGAATCGACAACGCCTGATCCATAGCCGCCAGTACCATCCACGAACTCAGCCTCAGATCCCCATTTCGATTTACTCAGCATCACACGAGCCGCGACTTCATTTGATCTCAGACCATGCACTTGAACGTATTTGAATCCACGCAAACCTTGACGTGGGAATATCACCGATGAATCCATACCAAATCGCGCGACATCGATGCCCAAACGTTTCTGCGACCAATTGTATGTGTGTTCATGCAGTCCACGATTCACAGCCTGCATCACATCATCAATCGATAACAGCGTGTTAATCGATGAATCAGGGAACTCACCCAAGATGTACGCCATAACCCATGGATTCTTGCGACCATACTGCTTGATTTGCTCAGCCGCCCACTTGGTATCGATACGAGGTGAACGATTAGGATCACCAGGATCACCAGTAATTCGGATCACGTGCCACTGTTCACGTAACAAAGTCGCAGCTGCGTACAACATTCCAGCGTGTGATGTCGGATTTCCAGCTTGTAAGATCTTACCGAACACAGGACCAGTCGATAATCCTTGCTCGGCTGATTTGATAATCGATGGTGGAATATCACCAGACTCATCGATCACGAACAGAATAAATTTACTGTGTAGCCCTGATAACGTGCGACCGATCTCATCTGTGTTCGCAGACTTACTGAATGATCGCGCACTAGCAAACCAATACGCTGGAAACTTCTTGTGAAATATTTTAGTTTGAGTCCATTCAAATTGGTGCATGAGTAGTGGTGATCGCGCTTGCCACTTAGATAATTCAGACCACAAGTTATCTTTCAAGTTGTCTGCAGTAATCGAAACAGCGGCGCACTTCGGATAGTTCTCAGCATCCACATAACACAGCATGAAGTTCCAAATACACCAGGCGAGGATCGTGGATTTACCAGGACCAGCGCAGGCTTGCATGGACATACGTTTCATCGCTGGATCATCGGATGCGAACGCTTGCAGTGCTAATATTTGCCAGGCATCAGGCTCAACGCTGAATACTTCTCTCACGAACGCAACAGGATCGCGACGCCATTTGAGCAACACATCAGATGATGTCATTCAAATCCAAATTGTTTTTGTTTGAACATGAACAGGACGCGCGCTTGTTTTGCGATCTCTTGCGGTAATATTCTTGACTGTTTAGGGAGGCAGCAGTGTTTGGCCTTGCGACCTGAATCACACCAACACTCAACGTTGCGAGGATATTTGAGCATGGGATTTTCAACATAGTCAGCGATGATAGGTCGTTTGTCTTGCATCCGTAAGACGCGAACCTTAACGATATATTTGATTTTTGTTTTAACCAATATCCACAGCGCGAGTAAGTATGATTTATTTAATTTCATCTGGTTTAGATTTTTGCGTTGACATTATGAGCTGGTCAAGAGTGACTTCGTGACGCACGTCGTGTTTTTCAATGAGCAGCGATAAATTCTTGGCCACCATTTCGAGTGACTTGAGTTTATCCACAGTTTTTATTTTCTTAAGCCAGCCAGACTGATGGCGTTCGTCACCAAATCCCTCATACTCTTCTGATACATCTATACCGACCACAGCGCGAGCGATCTCATCAGGCCACTCACTAACTGGTTTAATCTTGCCGTTGTCGTTTAGTAGTTTACGGATGTCGAACATACCAAGCGAACGTATTTCGCTCAGGACCGATTCTTTTGCCCACTCCCTACGATCATCAAGGGCAGCGGTGTATTTATCGAGCCTGACCTTATCAGCGCGTATCCAGGCCATGATCTTTGAGTATGGGATCATGGCACCCTTGGCTATATCGATCAGCGAGCCACCGTTTGCGACGTGCAGTGTGATGTGGTCCATGCGGTTAGGATCTAAAAAGAAATGATACTCGCGATCAGCAGGCGTTAAATCTGAGGGTTGAATGTTGGACATGATTTGATGGTGTGAGGCGAACGCCAGGTGGTCAATAAAAAAACCAGATTTTTTAAGTCTGGTTTAGTCGGACCATTCATGGATGAACTGTCACCAGTTTAGCAAACTTGCGGTTCCTGGCAATAGATGTGCGATGCGTTAGGATTATGCAATACCAGATGAATAACTATGCAGCATAATTATTGGTTTATGCAGCGATACAGTTTCTTAATTCGATTTCTTATGTGCGCAGGGATTGGCTGGTAGCCAGCGTGGTAATCAACAAACTCCAGTTCATAAAGAGCGGCGTCCATCAAGCACATCATCTGTTCACTTGGTTTGTGTTTACCTAGACCAGACTTTATCCACATTGAAACATAATCTGTGTCACCGCTATCTAATCGCTTAGCAAGAATTTTTTTAAGCATTTCCAAGTAATGTCGCTCAACCCTAGTTTTTGTTAAATTTTCGCTGATCATTTTTGTTCACTCCATGTTAAGTAAAATACTTAGATTTAAGATCGTGTCAGAAATCGATGACGCACCGTTTAGCCACCAGTCTACCGAAGCCACCCATATTTCAAGAAGTTTCTGGTAGGATTATACACGTGTAATATACACTATCCAGTAAATGGCTCTTTCTATAATAATATTTTATATAAATCTCAGTGGCTACAGTGGCTAAGGTATAAGTTAATGTATTTATTACCAAATTCTTAGCCACCAAGTTTCTACTGAGCATTTTCAGCCACCAGAATTTCGGTAGACTTGCTAGTTAAATAATCATCTTTATAAAACACCATGACCGACGTGTTGTTGATTTTGGTCTTTTTAGTCAAAAACCCAAGACCACGCATGGCTTTAGCCACCCGACGGGACTCTTTAGCCACCAAGTCCATGCGCTCAAAACCCAGTGCAAAGCGGCTTATATTTTGAACAGTCATCGGATAAGTGTTCACAGTTTTAATCGGTGGACCGTAATCAGTAACGACGTTTTCTATCTCAATTTGATTGTTCTTAAAATGGCGCGAAAGATACAAATCAATCATTTCCTCATAAGGATCAGCCACCCTGATTGAATCCTGAAGTTCTAAAATTTCATCAGAAATCTCATGCCATGACTCGCCTTGTTTGACTCTGAATAGTGCCTCAGCAAATAACTGTTCTCTGTTTATTTTAATGTAATCAAGATCAACTTTAAAGACATCCACTGGCCAGAATCTACGGTTTCCAGTTTCATCATGACTAAAACGTTCAGCGTTCGTGGTGCCTACCATTACGCAGGTTCGTGGATAATCCTCGTATTTTTTGCCGTATGGAACCTTAGTATTATCGACGGCCTGGCTGAGGCGTTTTTTGATCGTGGTGGACTCAACCCGATTAAATGAATGTAACTCATCCAGCTCAACGATCCAGCGGCCTGATATTGATAATGGAAAATCGCGATCATTATTTAAATCACAATTCAATTCAGCAAAGTATTTTCCTGCCAGGTATTTTAATGCAGTGGATTTAAACGTTCCCTGTTTGCCTTTTAATACGAGCATTGTATCAACTTTACAGCCAGGATTAACGCCACGAGCGACTAATGATTTAAGCCAGTTCGCTGATAAGGCCTGAGTTAGTGGCGAATCTGGTGTTGAAAAAGCGTGGTTTAAAAAGTTATTAATTCTTGGTTGTTGATCCCACGATAGTGAATTTAACCAATCGGCCAATTCGTTTCGCTGATCTTTCATGGCCACCATCGAGATTGCTCGCTCAACTGCAGACAGTGAAAGCCCTGGCATATCCCACTGATCCTGCAGATGACAGAGAATTTTAATATCCTCAGATGCTTCCCATTTGCGCGAGACTCCAGTCGTGTGATCGGTCATGATTTCTTTGTAGAAAATATCAAACCAAATTCTTTTAGAATACTGAGGCAAATACGCGAGTAATTTTGCAGCGTTTGATTCGTTCGGATAAGGCCGTGGATTTTTCTCACTGATTGGCGTAAGGCCAAGCTCCATATATGTAACAAAATCGCCGCTTGGTTTTGGTTCACCCATAACCTCAGCCTCAACTGATCGCGGTGGGGGATCTTGTTTTTCAATGACTGTAACAAGTGGCTTTGCCCAGGTTATGAAAGCAGACTTATCCATGCCTCCAGTAAATGCGTCGTAGGCATCCCATCCAGAATTACGATCAGGATTAATAATTTTAATTTCGATAGCGTGCTCGCGCAGTAAGGCCGCAAGCTGAGCCATGCCTTTGATCCCTGGTTGATCGCCGTCTGGCCACAGAAGTAATTTGCGGTTATATAAAGGTGAGAAATCAGTCTTATTAATTGCGTTCACGCCACCTGGCCAGGTTGTAACGATATAAATATCCTGCATTTTCTCAGCTGCATCGGCTGCCTTTTCACCTTCGACAATCAGGACTGGCTTGTTTGGATTTGCGGTTAGTTTATCGAGATTGTACAGAGGTCGTGGCGCTGGCCACTGCTTTTTCACCCACTGACCAGTTGATGAGAAGCTCAGCGGCGTAAATGTTTTAGTGCCATCTGGCATATCGTATCTGAAAATATAAAATAGAGGTTCTGAATCCACGTCGCGGTATGTCCACGAATAGCTCGGTTCCTGTCCTTTATTTAATGGTTTTTCTGGTTTTACTGCGTGACGTGGCGGTTTAATAATAGTAATATCCACAACTGTCTTAACAGGATAATGGTGCTGAGGCTTTGCAGAGATATTCATGAATTGCTCTTGCAGTATCCGAGCGGCCTCGGCGTTATTTATACGATTAACCTGCGCATATAAACTGATGATGTCCCCACCTTTTTCACCAGTCGCGAAATCTGCCCACTTACCAGTTTGTAAATTAAATGAAAACGATTTTCCAGGTCCACCAGTAATTGCGCCAGCTTGATATTCACGTCCTGAGATTGTGCCGCCAGGACAGATCTGCGTGAGAATTGTTTCTTGCGATGGAATTAGTGATTCAGCGATTTGTTTGATGTCGATCATAAACCGACCTCGTTCAGCTCACGAACAATTTTACCAATGCCACCGCTGGAATTTACTGATTCAACGAATCGTTTTTGTTCCTCAGTGGTGCGAGTTGATCCATGCTTGACTTCGATCGCTGTGAATATCGCGACACGTTTACCGATCATATCCTCAGTTATCACGACAGATTGCCAGCCAATTAAATCACTGGAACCTGTACATAAACCAGCTCGCAGTGGTCTTGCGTTTCGCACAACCACATCACGTGGTGATACTTTGATTGTTGTTTCCATTGGCGGTTTAAAAAATTCACCTGCCCAGCCTGTACCTGTGTTCTGTCTGAATATCCTGTGGCCCTTTTGAGTAAAGAGTAGCTGTATTTCAGAGATGAGAGTTTTTTCTGACATCGTATCACCTTATCTGTCTTGTAATTTTTTTCGTTGTCTCGCCTGGAAAACGTAATGTGCCCACGCATGTGGTTTTTTCATTCCTTTTTCGATGGCGTATTTAACTAACTCATCTTTCGTTTTTGCTCTGGCTCTGTCAATGTCCTTGCCTTGTGATTTAAATTTCTTTTTATCGACTTCTTTTAGATCGTCGTTGGTTCCTAGGGATTGTAGATCGAGGTCATCGCGCTTACTAGGAATAGTGTTTCCACATTCACCGCAAGTTTTTGCTGTTAATCTCAGCGCAGCAAAACAAGTTGGACATATTTTAACAGCGAGTTCATTTTTCTTGATCTTTGATTTAACACCGTCTAAAGACCAATCGCGCTCGTCATCAGGTAATCCGTGGAGTCTGAATAGATTTACGTGATCTAAAAAAATAACATCTTTCTTTCCTGGATAAATACGCATACCTCTACCCATCATTTGTAGAGCAAGAGACGTTGATTTAGTTGGCCTTAAGAACGTAACAACCTCAATACCTGGACAATCAAACCCAGTTGTTAACAAATCAACAGATGTTAAAACGTTAATTTTTCCACTCATGAAATCTTTTATTATTTTATCGCGAGTAACAGAATCAGTTTTTCCATCTACGTGTTCGCAAGATATTCCAGCAAAAACAAACTGATCTCTAACGTGCTTTGAATGTTCTATGTTAACACAAAAAACAAGGTTTTTACGTCCTAAGAATTTACTCTTATATTCTTTGACGGCGTCACCAATAAATTTATCTTTATTAACAACATCCATTACGTCATCAGTTCTAAATTCACCCATGCGAGTATGAAATTTAGATGTGTCGATTTGACTTGGAGCAAAGGCGCGATAGTTCGATAAGAAACCCATTTCAATTAAATCAGCAACAGATGGTCCCTTGACCAAGGCCGTTGCAAAATCACGAAACCCCTCGCCAGATAATCGCGTTGGCGTAGCCGTTAATAAAACATGATATGATTTCTCTGTGTATTCGTAAACGTCAGACCACGTCTTAGCAACAATCGAATGAGCCTCATCCCAGAACGCCAGTTTTGGAGGGTTAATAGATCCGTACCTCCTATATAAAGTTTGAATAGAGCAAACAAAAACAGACGCCGATCTATCGTAATCAAATCCAGCCGCAATAAATGAATGCTTAACAAATATTTTATTCAACGCTGCAGACGTTTGATGAATTAATTCCTGACGATTGCAGATGAACCAAATCGACGAACCTTTATTGTCGGCAAGCCTGATCATCTCAGCTGCTATGGCGGTTTTTCCAGAACCAGTGCTGCTCTGTAATAATACAGATTTGTGTCCAGCTAAAAAAAGATCTCGAATGTCTGATATTAATTTATTCTGATAAGGTCTTAAGACCATATTGATTTCTGCCAGAAACAGGTTTTAAAGATATGGATTTTTCAACGCTCCAGCCTAAATTTAATCTATTTAAAGTTGTTCTGTAATTAACAGAAAATTTTTTACATAATTCAGTTATGCTATATTTTTTATTTTTATAAACAACAAAGCGACGGCGGCCAGTGTTTTTACCCTGCTCGCTCATAGTAACAAAGCGACAATTTGATGGCGAGTAATTACCATCATTATTAATTCTATCTATTGATAAACCAAGCTTATATCCATTTTTAATGGACCACTTATAAAAACTTTCTATTGACCACCATTCGGTGCAGACTGAAATTCCACGCGCTCCGTAGAAACGATAGTCTTTGTTTTCAGAATCGTAACATCTTTTTTTCATCATGCGATGAATGTCGTATAATCGATTATATTCTTTTGATCTTTTTTTCATTATTGCCCTCGCAGACAAGAATGATTACTTACTTGGATGTGCCTGTCATCAGTAGTTAAGGCGCGTTAGATTAAAGATGGATGAATGTGTGGATCGTCTGGATCTAATCCATGTTTTAATCTATTGAGCGGCGTATTTTCCACGCCTGGTGGTAATTTGGTAACAGGTGGATCAATCTCAATCGGTTCCATCGATTTCAGTTTCTGTTCCATCGCGATAATTTTTTCTAGCAGCTCAAGCGAAAATTCTTTTTTAGTCATGTCAGATGAGATTAGAATTGTTGCGCGTAAAAATGATTTTAATTCCTCGATGATCATGATGGCCTCCGAGCGTTTGACTCGTATTCTTTTTTAATTAATAATTCTAAACGCAGTAACTCAGCTACCTGAAACTGTGGCGCAAATTCTCGGAAAGCCATTTTTAATCTGTCTATTAAAATTAACATTTCCTGAACGCGCTCATCAGATGTGTATGGAATATTTTCTGTCATGGATTCACTTTCGCTATTTCTTCTGCTAATTTTTCGTCAGCGTATTTAAGCTTGAGAGTTTTAATTATTGTGTCCAGCGCAGGCATTTCATCGCCTTCGTTAGCATATTCTTTTCTCATTATATTAATTTCTTTTGTAATAACCATGAATCTCTCGCGCACTTCCTGCAGCGTTTTAATCTGTTCTAAAGTTGGTAATTGTTTTATGTGCATGTTTCCTCTTTTTATTCTAAACTGAGTTCCAGGTTGTCCACCACCAGCCACGTTAACCTCGTAGTAAAAGCCCAGCGTGCGATCAGGCAACAGACCATCCATTACCTGGAGTACGATCCTCACGTGGGCATAAAAAAAATAAAAAACAGCTCGGCACCCTGAGCATCGAACGCTTACACACATTGTTAATTCCCCTTTTGCCGAGCCGATAAACTGACGAATCAGTTTTAAAAATCCTTTAACTGTTTCTTAACTTTATTAATCATATCACCAGGCTTTAACACCTGAGGTGAAATGGTCACTGAAATCGGCTGGTGTCTGTGGATCGGACGTTTACCAGCAACAACCTCGCGAACATCTATAATTGATTCACGCAATTTAATACAGTGCTCTTGCAAGTTTTCAATTTCCTTATCTGACTTGTCAACTTTTTCAGTGTAGCAGGCCAGATCTTTTCTCAATTTTTCAATCGCCACGTTTGCATTTCCAATGGTTTGAATGTTTGAGTTCAAAGTATTCCTAAGATCGATAATCGCATTCGTCGTTGATACTTTGTATTGATTAAATTCCTCAGTCAACTTGTGCGAGTCCTTGCCAGATTGATAAGTGCTAAATAAATAAAACGTGACCACGCCAGCAAAATATAAAAGAACTGCCGTTAAAATTTCCATGCGTATGTTGCCCTTCATTTTTACCTCGTAAACCGAGCGCCCGATTAGCCAGGCGCCAGTAAATTATTTCTTCTTTGGTGCTGGTTTAGGTTTTGCCTTAGCCATTGCTTTTTTCTTAGCCATATTATCCTCCGTTCTTAAATTAGATTAACCAGGTGATCTGGTGTCAAGATTTTAGTTTGTGCTTAGATAAAACATCATCTATTACACGCATTGCATTTATAGCCAATAATTTGCAGGCTTTTTCTAATTCTTTCACTGAACAAACAAAATCAACTGGCTCAATAAAATCATTGAAATTTGTCTTAGCTTTTTCTAACGCTTGCACAAGCTCCTGCACTTGCTTATTTGATTCTGCGAGTTCAATTGACAGATGTTCGTCATAATGAATTTCTTTTATTTGTGTGCCGTTTTTATAAAATGCCAATTCTGTTTTGAGCTTATTTATTTCAGCCTCTACCCAGTCGGCAGAGATCACTTTTAAATAGTCATCCTCTGGATAACTAACATCATCTCCGCTGTAAATGTAGCCACCGCCGTCATTGTTGGAGTGTATTCTTAAAGTCCATTGTCTTTTAATTGGCGTTTTATAGGGCTTGGTCATAAATCACCCAAATATTCACAGCCTGTCTCGTTCATTTTTTCTTTGATTTCTTCCAGGCTTTTTATCAATCTTGGTCGATTTCCTTTTAAAGACTTAATTTTCCAAAATAAGTCGTCAGCAAACCAAACTCGATATTTGTTGTCGATTATGTAAATATTGTCTTTTTCTTCGTTGTAATAAACTAACTCCGTCACTGGTCTCTCCATTTATTCAACTCAGCAAGGGCATCACATGGAATACATGTTGAATCGCCGTAGCCATCAACAGAATCATAGCCGCAATCGCATCCAAGTTTTTTAAATGCTTTTTCAAATTTATTTATAATAGCGTTAGCGTCGTTATGTGCGGCGGTGTAGCCCTTTAAAAAATATGTCTGCTCAGTACTTTTATGGCCTAATTTTTTGGCCAGCTCGTTCATTTTTTCACGTTGTTTTTCGGTCATTTGGCTTCAAGCTCCATGGTTTCTTTGCATGGCCCATCAATAAAATCAGGGCAAGTCCTACATTCTTCGCAAATTCTAATATCTTCATCGTCATCTATTTGAATTCTGCAACCGCAACAGTAACAATAAAATTTTATTTCTTTCACTTCTCAAGCTCCTTTAATTTATTTTCAACGGCTGCGAGGGCCTCGTCTGCTTGCTTAACGCTAAGAAAATACTCGTCACGCCAACCGTTTTCTCCAACATAAACATCTTTCAAAGCTATTAGTTTCAACGCTTCATTTTGCATTTCAATAATTTCAATGAGCTGCTTAAATATGGCGGAGTCTTTAGAGTGTTGGGCAAATGCACCAGCATGAAATCCGTTCTCAAAAACATCACCAATTTTTACAGGCGGCCAACAATGTCGTTTTCCAAGTTTTGCTACTTCTTGTTCATCAAACTCTAGGAAACTGTATTTCACTTAACCCGCCATTCTGCTACAAGCTCGACTCCGCAATGTTTGCACTTATGGTACTGACCACAAAGAGACAGCTCTGGCTCATGCAAGCACGGCTCTTCAAGCATTTCTTTAATGAACGCGAGTCTGGCAGAGTAAATTAAAGTTACTAATTTTCTATCCGTGGACATTATAAGGTGATCGCCTGGCGCTTTGTATCCATAAACTACAGGCCACGATTCAATCAGAGCGTTTAGTTTGGCGTTAGCCGTTCTTGCAGACTCTTCTTTTATTCCAAAAAGTTTTGTTGCCTCGCTTAGTGGACTGCCATCGTCTCCAAATTTAAAATCCTCTGGCTTAAAAAAATCTCTCACATATCCTCTGGCTGGCGATTGCCATTCCAAGTGATCATAATACTTAAATTAAATAATAAAATTGCGAGTCCTCGATCGAACTGAATGACAGCGCCCAGGTGCAGCTGTTCTTCTTTCTGCCACATAATCCGAATTGGAAATTTATTCCATAGTTTTTTTAAGTTCATTTAACACCTCACTGTTAGTCTGACGAGCAACGCTGCCACCAGAATTAATACAAATAATCCAGAGCCAAGAATCAGCATGGCCAATAACTTATCCATTTAACTGCCGATTCAGTTTTAAATTTTCATCAACCGCAGCGTCGAGTTTCTTAATCAGATCACCGCGATCCTCGATGTACGAGTCGAGCTGAGTTTTTAACATTTTGTTTTCTAATTTCTGCGAGCTGTATTTAACAAGCGCCCAGAAAAATCCTACGATTAACACCCACTCTAACCAAGTCATTTTATTTTTTCCTCTATAACCTTAATCATTTTTTCACCGAGTTCACGTTCTCCGCGCCACGCGCCCTCACCCATGTACCAATAAATCTGAATCGATGTTCGCCAGTGTTTGTTCAGCTTGCACCAGGCACGCAGGAATTTTGGATCTGCCACCATCATCATCGAAATTAACTGATTCGATTCACCTGTCGGAGTGAACCAGGCGTGAGCGTAAACGTCAGCCATCAGCCACGCATCTTGAAACCAACTAGAATCCAAACGAGCACATCTACGGAAATGTCCACGCACAGCAGGACTAACGAGATCGCCCTCGGTATTATAATTTGGATTAACCAAATGAAATAATTTCTGTTTCCACATACCAGCAAACAAACAGATAGTTTGATCTCGGCTCATTGAGTAAATAAACTCACTTGGATGTCGCCAATATTGTCCTTTGCCGTTCGTATACAGCGATAAATCTATTTCTGGATGTAGCCCAAACAAAACACATAACCCAGCGGCACGCGCTGAGTCCTGCAGATCTGATGCACCAGCATCTTTTGGCAAACCAAATCGATCGAATATCATTTTTCCCACTCCCCTCGGTCGCGACACTGTTCTTCGCACCCACCGTTTAATCTTGGTGGACAAACTTTTCTACATTCAGTTGTCACGCACGATATAATTAAAAACCAGCAGATCACTGTTGCTATAAACCACCACATGGCTACTCCCCCATTCCCATGTATTGGTCGTACTCGCCTTGCTTGTACCCCTTTTCGTAACCAGTAACCCATCCGAGCCTGTAGGTTATAAAGGAAATAGCGCCAACACAAAACAATGTGATTAATATTTTAAAAATTAAATCGCTCATAATTACGAAATGATCCCGACATCAGAACCAAATCTGATGCGAGCCTCCACAGGCACGTACTCTATTAACTGAGCCACTTGATTCATCGGCAGCTTACGAACCTCGGCCATAAGCTCACGGTGCTTTTGCGCAGCCTCGCGCCACTGGCCACCGTCCTCAAGGTACTCATAAAACCAATCGTGCTTTTTAAACTTTTCAATCATCTCGTCCATTAGATTGGAACCTCGCTCGCCTCAACGATTTTTTCAAGTTTAGATTTTTTAGCCTCTGGCGCTGGTGATACGTCAATTGCGTCATCTTGCTGTTCAGGCTGTTGCGAGGCTTGCGCTGGCTGATCGTTTACAAACTCAGCCTTGTCGTCGTCACTAAGAACTTGTTCGATGTCGGTCGATGATGGCAGTCGTTTTGCTAAGCGACGTAACACGCTTTTTTTTGCCATCTGATCAAACCAAGAAACCCAAGGTCCACTGCCTGCAGACCGCGACGACTTCTTGATTTTTTCTATGTCAGCCATTGTCATAACTTCTATGTAAATTCCGTTGTCGTTGGTCCTTGCAATCGCGTAACACCCTATCATGTCGCCACGATCAGAGAATAGATTTGGTTCGTGCTCGATATGTTCACCCTCACTATCAACGTAATATTTAAACTTATCATTCTTGTAAACCAGTTGAGACGTAATGCTTTTCAGTTCACCTGAGTTTCTAATTAATCGCAGCAAGCCTGCTATCATAACCATAGGCGTAACCTTTTCGCCAAACATAACCAACGCAGCGTCTGCTCCGTTCGGCTCTAATCCTTTTTCTGCGAGCCTCATGCAGGCAGAAAGAAAACTTGTTCGGTCAGCTTTAACTAGCGCAGGATTTTGAGATATTGCTGTTTGAATAACCCTAACGAATCGCTCGTGCGGTATGTGTGGCGGCAGTGCCGCTTTAAACTGCGTAGCCATGCTTGTTAATGTTCTTTTTAATGAATCGACTGATGTTAGTTCTTTTGACATAAATATTCCTTTACTGCTTTCTTTGCTTCTTTCATTGTTTTAAATGATCCTATGTATTTTCTTATTCCATTTTTATACGGTCGCGCCACATACGATTTGCCATCAAGCCTGATGTATCTTACCCCTGTGCTACTAAGCGACGTTAGCCTTCGATTAGAATTTTGTTCAGATCTTGTGGCCCAGCGACAATTTCCTGGCTCATAATTTCCATTGTTATCTATGCGGTCTATAGAATATTTTTCTGGCGGCCTTGGTCCCATGTCTGCAAAAAAGTTTTCAAACGAATTTTTCCACCGATCGCAAACCTTAATTCCACGTCCACCATATTGTTTCCAGTTTCTATTGTTTTTGTTGTAGCAACGACTCCTTATCAAATGCCAAGTGTTGTACTCTGGCGTGTCGATCATCCCATGTTTATACGCATTACCCCTGCTCATCAGCACCACGCATCGTCAGTCTAAAATTTCTACGAGCAGCGCGAACGTGGCGCTCAACTATGGACTCCTTTACCTGACCTAACGACAGTGTAAATTTTTCATGCTTAACTTTTTCAGCATCTTTTGCGAGCATCAACAGTTGAGCTTGGACTGCTTTCTTTTGTTGTTCTGCTAAAGAGATCTGGCTTGCAAGCGCATTGTATTTTTGAGCAAGCGCCAGCATTGTATCATCGCCATCGATAACTTTATTTGGATCTGTATCCTGGTATAATGTTTTAATAAAATCAGCGTCGCGCTCATAATCTATTTTTGGTTCCTCTGTTCTGGTCCAAAAATGGTTTACCTTTTTTAAAATAGATTCACCTACAGATGGCATAAACTTACGCTCTATAATTTTTACACTATTGCCGCCAACTAATGCACAGATGTACGCTTTATGCTTTCCACTCACTAGCATTTGAACTTGGACCTGTAGCTCGATGTGTGGTGGCGCCTCATCCTCAGACCAGGACTTGCCGTATACGCGCTCGCTGACGTTCTTGATTTCAAGGATCTCGTTATCGTTAACCTCAAAGTCAAACGACGAACCTAATCGAACATCAGATAAATAAATGTATTCTTTCATTGGCCGTGGATTTTTCCAGCCCTGATCTGCAGCCACGCCATAAGCGATCGCATCTTGTAGGCGAGACCCCCATTTCATTGGCTCAGACTCTTCGATTGAAACATAATCCTCTGAGCGTTTATGATGATACAATTCAAATTCAGTCTGATATGGGTTAGCATTATACAAACAACTGACCTCGGTTGAGTTAATATTTTTATGTCTCAGTTTGAGCCAGTGTTCTTTTGATTCAGGTATGATTGAAATTTTATTTTCCACTGTCGATGTCCCTTAATGCTTGATCCATTTTCTCACGAATCCATGACGACAGGTTGACGTTCATATCCTCAAAGCGTTTACAGTGCGCCTGATTGAGACGCAAACTGGTATGTTTCAAATTGCTCTTTTGTTTTGTATGACGAGACAAGCCCTTGTCTTTTGGTATTTTTGACTTCATTATTATCCTTTATTTGTATTGACTAGTGTGCCACTATTATGTATACTTATGTAATGAACAAGTCAATTTTATTATTAGTAGTTTTATGTTTTGCATCATGCGCTAAGGATTCAAGCAGTCCAACTTCTTTTGCTCCAGCAACACCTGGTCAAACGCCAGTTGTTTCAAAAGTTTGCCAAGGAATGTTTCAGCGTGCCTGGTTAAACTCCAATCGCTCTTTATATAATCTGTATTCAAATTGCACAGGAACCATCCCACACTGCGAGGCTGAATTTGATTATGAAGTTGATGGCGATTCAGACCATGGAATTATGAAAATTACTTTGAAGAAATCAGTCGGCGGCACTACCTCTAACTGCCCAGCCGCGCCTGCATATACAGAATGCGAATACAGAATTTATCCATCTGGAGTAAACCGTGGAAAGATGGGATTAACTTGTGATGGATCAACAGAAATTTATACGCCAATGGGAAACTTAGAATAATGGAAACACTTAGAAAACTATTGCAACAGCGAAACGAAATTAACCAAAAACTTGATCGTATTTTATCGACGTTTAATTTAGAGGTGGACGCGCTTGGCGTGATAAGCGTTCCTCTGTTTGATAAACATGCGCCACAGAAATTAAAAGATGAGGCTGATTATTTTTTCTCAGGATTTGGACTTGTCGATAAAATCATCTGGTCCACCAAGCAATTGGATTATCCTGTATCAGAACAGGAATGCAATGAGCTTGGATTATTTTTAGAACTCGGTCCAAAAGAAACTGCGTATTTAATTAACCAATGCTCTGCCACTCAAGAGCAGATGAACGACTATTTAAGTTTTCACGAAAATGAAATGCGAGATTATTTATAAGAGGAGCGCAGCCACGCAAGGACGGACGTGGCCACGCTAAGATAGTCTTGCGTGTGAGGGTACGAATCTCACGCTATTTATTTCGGTTTTTTTTTGTTTTTATTAAGTCCAGAAATTAGAGGCTCGTCCGTGAGCCGTTACCCAGCGTCCGTGCTTTATTTAAACGATACGGTAACGGCAGCGCCAAGGCCGACGCCAGCGGCAAAAATTAAAACTTTACCAATCTCGGTATCCCAAAACTCTAATTTTGGCGGTGGATTTAATTCAGGACTGTTCAGCCTGGTGAGCTGGATCTCTTCGTAAACCTTTTGCATTTCTAGGCAGTAGTTAATTTTTTCAGCTTGTTCGCGATTATAACAAAATTTATTTGCGTTCGGCGTACTTAACGTCGCCGAGTTTGCGTTTGATGTTAGCATCAAGCTCATCGTCAGACATAGAATTAGTTTCACTAATCACCTCGGTGGATTTGTTGTTAATTTTATTCTGATCTTTTTGTACATTTTCTGCACCCTTTTTTTTCATATAAAGGAAAGAACTTATGCCACCAGCAAACAACAAAATAATCATACTAATTAGTTCACTCATTTTTTTTTCCTGCGTTTTGATTTATGTCCACTTTGGCTTGACCAGTTACATACGCCGCACACATAACTGCAATCGCGCCAATTATTGTGGGTATTATAACCACAGTTTCAAGATAATTATAGCCCAGTTTTTTGACAAGATCGAGTGAGTACAGACACATGGTAATTGAGAAAACAGTCATCATTAATTTTCGTGAATTAAATTTTTTCAAAACCATGCCACCCAAATTAAAAACATTAAGATTACGAAAGCCAATAAAATGCTTTGCTTTGTTTGATCAGCGTCCAAGATACAAGTCCTGTTCTTCTTTTCGTCGCGCAATTAATCCAGCCAAAACTTTTCCTTTTGATTTGTTCCACCGAGGAAACTCTTGAGCAATAACACTTGGCGGTGCCGATGCGTTTATTAAAATTAACATTGATGATTTTTGAAAATTACCAAGACCGACATTATATGCAAAACTAATTAGAGCGTCGTACTCGTTTTGTTTTAACTCTCGCTTAACCATTCGTCTGACTGAAAACTTTAATCGCGAAACAGTCTCAACCAGCATGGCCTCGGCCTCTTCTGCAGTACAGGTGTCTGATTCGATGACATCACGATTATTAATTTTTGTTGATCCGTAACCGATTGTCCACAATCCAGCTGGACAGAGATATGCTTTTAGTCGCAGACCTTCAAATTTTCTAATGATCGCCAGTGCTGCGTCCATTATTTAATATTGATGGATAAATTTTAAAATGCAAATCGCACAGCTATTGCTAGACTTTTTTATCAATCTTTATACTGATACCCTTGAGGTCATGCTGGACCTTTTCATTTTTAAGCTCCTGAGATTTTTCAAAATCCTGCAGCTCCTTAACGTCGCGCTGCAGATGAGTGTAATCGATAGCACGATTAACCACCCATCTCGTAAACAGCGCGATCGTAACCGCATTTGCAAAAATGAACGCGCCCAGCTGCTCGTTAGTCATTTAGTAATACTCTTCAACCCAAATAACTCCAGCAGATCCATCTGTTCCTGATGTCGTAGATGCTCCACCAGCTCCACCAGCTCCAACAGTATAGGTATAAGTTGCCGAAGGTGAAGAGATAAGCGCCCTTACATATCCACCAGCCCCGCCGCCACCGCCAGCTAGTCCATTTGCAGGCGCACCGCCGCCACCGCCGCCTGATCCACAATTAGTTCTGGCATTAGACGCGTTATTTGCAGCAGCTCCGCCGCCACCAGCTCCGCCCAAAGTAGTAGAGCCACCCATTCCCCCATTAAAATAAGTAGTCGCAGCAGATCCTTGTCCAGCACCTTGGCCTTGCGCCCCAAGTGCTAAAACTAATGCAACAGCGGCACCCGCAACAGTAGCATTTCCACCATTACCACCAGATGATGTTCCGCCGCCAGACGCTCCGCCTGCAAGCCCTGCAGTTATTAGTGATGATCCAAAAACAGTATCGGCAGATCCAGCAGATCCAGCCACTGGTGTTGTTGCGTGTCCACCAGCTCCACCGCCACCAGGACCAATTGCATTAACAATTAAATATTTTACTCCAGCAGGCGTCGTATAGGTGGCGCCTGTTCCACTTGTAAATCTTTGAATTGTTGGCGCCTTAGTAAACAATGGAACTTCATTCCCAGAACTATCTTTTGAGTAAATTCCATCAGTTTTTGCATAAACTTTTTTAAGTCCAGACGATGGCGTTGATGGGGTAGAAATATCAGTTAATATTTGAGAATCACCAAAAGTTTTATTTGTTAGCGTTTGTGAGTCAGTTGTTCCAACGATAGCGCCATCAATTGGAACCTCGCCAAATGAAATTGATGTCCATTTGTCTGGTGAGGGATCAATATCAGGAACCAAAACAAATCCGCCATACTGTCGAGACGTGGCTTTTGTTGTGGCTCCATCAATAGTATCAGTTCCATTTCTTGATGCAGTTACTGCGTTTGCAGATGAATCTGTTTTCTTAATACCAATTGACCACGGCCCAGTTAATGTTAATGCAGAAATGGCTGGTAAATTAATTGTTACAGCACCAGATGTTGCATCAACTTCAAACAGAGTTCCGGCCATTGCATCAGTAACCGTGAACGGCGAACTTGCAGATGTTAAATATTGAACGTCATTCCACTGAGAGGCAGCCGCAGAGAGTGCTGATGTTGCAGCAGCCGCCGCACTAGCCGCAGCAGCCACCGCACTAGCCGCAGCAGCCGTCTCAGATACTCCGGCTGCGGTTGCATATCCCTGGGCATTTGAAACCTCGTCAGCAGTTGGCCCTGGCTCAAACCCATCGCCAGTAGCATTTGTCATAACGGTCTGATTTACGGCGCCAACGATAGACGCTGGTAATTGTGTATCAAAATCTGCTGGATCAATTGTTTCAGCAAGCTTAACCGAACGATCGACCTCGTCTTGCTGTTGCTGCGCCATCATCACCTGACGATCAAACTGGTCCTCATGTATCTCTGGATAAAAAGCACCTTGATTTCTAATATCAGTTTCCTGAATCAAGCTAACAACGCGACGAATTGATAACACATATCCAGTCGCCAAATTTCCAGCAACCAAAACAACTGTTCCACCACTTACTGATCCCACGCCAGTAACGGTGTAATCTGTTGTAATTGAGAGCGTTGTTTCAACGTCACTTGTGTCACGAACAGTTACCAATAAATCATCTTGGTCAAAAATTCTAAACGTATAATTATACGTGTCAGTGCTGTCATTTCCAGTGTAGTTATTACGACTGTTTGTGTTTGAAATACTCATTTAATCCCCTTGTTAATTAAAATTAAACTATTTAATTGCCAGTTCGTCCAGTCACTAAGCCGCGTGTAAAATCAATTGGTCCAGTCGGCTGAGCTTTATTATCTTTAACATCCATCAAGTAACCCACAGGCTTTCCAATCGGCCCAGTCGGTAATCCGGTAAACACACCCATCAGTTGTAAAACATCCTTAACGGTCTTCTTTCTGATGTCGTTACCATCTGACGCCTGCTTATACAAATCGATCGGCGCTGTAATCGTTGACTCGATAACGCTGACAACTGGCGATAAACTTAAACGATCATCGGCTGGTGATTTTGTAACGTACTTATTATAAGCAGCCACGGCCAACTGTCCGCCGTATGGAACTGTCGCGGTAATTGTTTTGAACTGAGACCCAAAAAACGACATCAAGAAATCATCCAGATAACTATCGTCGTCATCCTCGTCAAATTTTCCAGCCATCGTTTTAACAATAACGTCAGATAAAACAGCTGGTATCATAAACGCAGTAAGGTATAAATAGAACGCTTTACCTGCGCCTTTTTTTAATCCCATCTCACGCTGAATTTTTATTAACTCACTTGCATTTAAATTTGCCAGCATATTGAAATATCCAACGAACTGTTTGAATAACAATTCAGTGGCGGTTCCCTGTTCAAACCTAGAGACATCCTCAGCGTTATTTGTTCCTTGAGTTGTTCTAACTGCAGAGTCAGCGGCCTTAATCGCATCACGTTCTGTCATTCCCTGTTCGATCGATTGCTCGTAAGCTCCAGCCCACACGACATTGTTAACAATGTTCTGCGCAGCTGATTGCAAGAAATAAGTATGGTTTTTATAAAACGTCTGCATTTTTTCAAACGTTGTCGGATTTAAAATAATCTCGTTAATTGCATTGTGAGAATCATAAATACTTGAACCTTGAGTTGACTGCATCCATTCTGATTTAGTCATGATGCTGTCAATCGTGGCTTTGTTATCTGTGATGTAACTCCATAATCCATTACGAATATGTTTTGGTTTAACCTTACTCATCGCAACGACCAAGCCTGTGAACTGTTGTAACGTATTTGTTACGCCGCCAAACATGATTTGCATAGCAACGTTTTTTCTCAACACGCGAGCCACAGAGTCAGTCATTCGACCTAGTCCATCGCTTGCAGGTAAAACCATTTTTTGCTGAGCAGATCTTTGCAGCCAAGGAACTAACATATCTTTTGCGATATTAGTATCAAGCTTTCCAAGGACAGATCTGAATGATTTATTTAAAACTATTTTTGAAACCTCTTTCACTCGCGGTTCGATGTAAGAAAATCTCATAACGCCATCGATGTGTGATCCAAGCATATTCATATCTAGCGACAGTGGCGCAGTGTAGTTTTCAACACGTGATTTTGTAAACCCTCGACCAGTTGTTGGAAATTGAAATGAGTTGTTATTATTTTCAAACTCTTCTTTTTCTTTTCTGATCGCCGAATCCTCGACAGAATACATATCTGTTTTTGCTGGAATGTAACCGCCAGCGTACTCACCAAATGGAGTTACAATTTTATCTGCAGTGATCTCGTTAAAATAATATCCGAACATCTGCTTATGTGCTCGCTGCGCATCTGGCTTAATTGACTCCAGCAAGTTCCAAATTTCCTGAGCCAGTTCGTAATCTGCTTTTGTTAATACGCCAGTGTCTTGCATACGTTTTGTAAACGCATCCCACGCTGAACGGTTCACAGATCCATCTGGATTTACCGTACCCCACTCGCGACCTATTAATAGTTTGCGCAAATTAGATTCATTGCCTGAGTGCAAGATAGCCATCATCAATTCAGCTTTATTCTTGAACATAAAAGGCTTGCCATTTGAAACCAATTCATTTGCGATGATCGCCTGAGGAGTTAAATTCTTTTCGTACTTGCGCAAAATTGATTCGTAATTTTTTATAATTTCATTTTTCTTTAATCGATATTTAGTTACAGCGTCACTGATCGGCCTGAAAATATATCTGAAAAATACACCATTATCCTTAACGTCCATCGCCTTAGCCCAGTGTTCTGCACGAACCAAGCTGGCCTTTGCTCCGAGCAATCGCTCTTTTGTCATGCCCCATTTATCAATTGTTTTCTCGTACTGTTTCTGATCCTTTGGAGTGATCGATTCAATCTGAGCATTTAACTCACCCATAACCTGGTCAACGTCTCTGCGTTCGCCATCGATCTCAATTTCTTTTCGTGATTTCGCCAGGTCGTAAATCGCCATGACCGCCTCAGACATATCAACAAAATCCTCGTATGGGATTTGCTGGTATGGACCTTTGTTTTCAGTGGCTGCCTGAACCAATCCGTTAACAACTGTATATGATTCTGGATCGTACTCTTTCATTGACGCCAAATATTCATCAGCGGTTTTTTCAGATTTTGTAATTCCATAATCAGCCAATATCGCGCGAGCTGCGTTAACCAAATCAACATCGCGAGCCTGCGCCACTTTTTCATCTGATCTAAATAACTTTTTAAAATTTTTAATTGATTTCTTAACGTCGTCTTGAGCCTCGATTGCAGTTTTGTAAAGTTCAAAATTTAAATACTCTTTACGCTTGGCCTCAAACGCTAGACCAAATTCACCCTTTTTAAATTGTTTTGCCGCCTCAAGCGCAAACTTTTTCTCAGCCGACCTGTAAAGATGCGGCTTTAGATCTGCGACCTTAATCTTAGATATAATTTCTTTTGACTGCTTTTTAACAAGTTCGTCGGTTGGCATACGCTTTATTAAATAAAACGCTACTTTTTTAACCGTTTTTTGATCGTTCTTTAACAGGTACTCCATCTCAATTCGTTTTAAACGCTTGTACTTGTCTGTGTGTGCTTGCTTGATCGCCTCCTCAGTTAGCTCAGGACTTTCCAATAACTCTGGAAATTCAGCCTTTATGCGCGTTACAGTCTGGCTTTCTACGTGATCAACAATTCCACGGCGCAATGGAGCAATCGCCTGCAGCATTGCCTGGCCATTTTCAAACCCAAACATCGATGCAACAAAATCAGGAGCAAAGCCAACGGCAGTTGTCGAGCGATTCGGCAAATATCCCTTGAACACAGCGTACTGTTTATCGATCACATCTTTCTGTAATTTAAACTCACCCTGGATCGCCTCGATCGCTTTGAACTCAGGCATTTCTTTTGCCGCATCCATCTGCTCTTTATAAATCTGATCGTAACGATTTCTGTAAGCCGAATCTTTTCGTCGAATTAAATCCTTCATTAACTCGGCCTGCAGTTGATCCCTAGCATCCATGCGCGCAAACGCCGTTGCATTTAAATATTCAAGCGCCTCGGTGTCGTTCATTCCAATTTTAGTTGGATCATCAAATAAGTTTTTAGCACCAATCGATTCAAGAGCTTGGTCAATCTGCTCATCAGCTGCAAGCATTCGATCAAATACAGCTTTCATCTCTGGCGAAACGTTAACATTTAATTTCGTTGCCGACTGGTAAACCGTAATTAACCACTGTCTGAAAGCATGGAACGCTTTTCTGAGCGCATCACTAGGTGCCTTACCCTCAAATAGATAAGCCTCAAAACCACGAGCAAACTGTTCATGCTGATCAACTGTCAGCGCCTCGCCAGGTTTTACGCCCAGCCAGTTCATTGTGGTTTGATAATCAGCTTTAACTTGCTCGCTCGCCTCAGGTGCCGCTGCAACATCCTTCATAACCTCAAGGAAAAAATGCGCAGACTCATGCAAGAACGTGGACTCGTCTTTACCTTTAAATAAATTGATATTGAATTGTCTGTTGTTTCCAAACGTTATTGAACCACGGTTTTGCTGGAATAACTGAAAACCTTCGTTGAGTGCGGTGTCTTTGATTTTCTGAGTGATGTCGAATGATAAAGCCTTGCCGCCAAATTCATCAAGACCAGGAACTTCTGAGACTTCTATTTTTGCTGTAGGATCTAGTTTTTTAAGAATCTTTTTAGTTACATCTGGAATCATCTTATCATAGAAAAAAGCCATACCCTCAGCACGAGGTTCGATTGCGCCTGATTGCTGATCGCCTGACTCCATTTGTTTCCAAACGCGATCTGTTAAACTTTCTAGTGATCTGTCGGTTTTTTCTCGACCTAGCGTTTCAGCGATAACTTTTCTCAAGTCATCCTTTGTTTCAACACGCTCTCCACGACGCTCTAATAATTCGCCGCGACGACGAGCTAGTTCCTCAATGTTAACGCCGTCTGCATTTCCACCGCGCTGTTCGGCTGAGCCAACAAGCCAATACTGTTTGCCATCCACTCGCTTAACTACTTTTGTAAATTGTCTTGAATAACTGCGAATGGAAATTATGTTATCGGCTTCATTGTATGAGTCATAAGTGCCAAGAGTTTTACCCTCAGAATCAACAATATCAAAAACAACTTCTGGAGCTGTTTTTTTAACCCAAGAAACATTATCAGTACCCCAGCGATCCTGGTGAACTTTTGCTGGAGTCCATGCGACTTTATCGTAACCTTGCTCTGCAGCCAGACGAATCATTCGTTTCATTACTAAAGCAGCCCACGCATCGGTTTGTTTAAATGGCGCGTCTGAAATTGCTTTTAACGCCAGTTGAACCTCTTCTCTTAACTTGTTTCTCTCTGTATATTTATTCTGATATTCCTTGGCTATTTGATAAGATCTCTCGGAAAGAGTTCCAAATTCATCTTGTTTTTTTTCTTCAAAGATATTAACGACATCTCCAATTCCTAGAGATTTTTCATCAGAGCCAGCCATTTCCTCTTTAAAGTTTTTTCTTAAATTATCAATTTCCTCGCCAAGCAATTCTATTTTTTTATCAAGCTCGTCGATTTGTTTTTTTACATCTGAATCCTTATAACCCTGCTCACGCCCCTGTTGATGCCAGTCTGACTGGATCTCTTCAATGAATAATGTTTTCTTTCCATCGATTTCTGCATCAGACAAGCGTGCGTGTGCTACGAAATTATCCTGATCAAAATGCGTGGAGTACGTAAAATCGCCACCTTTGTTTTTCGGTAGAGTCAGTAAAATTTCTCGATAATTATCAGAATCAAGTGCTGTATATTTTTTCCACTTAGATTTGCCAGTTGGTTTGTTTACGTCGTCAGTTTCTGATTTTGCCTTATCAGCAGAAATAATATTTTTCTTAACAAGCTTTTCAATCAGTTCTTTTTTTGCTGCGTCTAAATCCTTTGATTCAATTTTTATTTTATTATTGCCCTGGTATTCCCAACCCTTGACGTTGTTTCCAACAAGCTGACCACCTGGATATTTATTTCTCAAACGAACTGTGATTTTATTTTTCGCTTTTGTCACATCGGCGTATGAACTAATAATTTCGTCTCGCGCCTGGTCGTATACCGAACCATTGTCTTTTAATTTTTCGTCAATTTCTTTTTCACTCAAATCACTATAAGCTCCAGGGAAAGCGTCAATTTCTTTTTGTCTAAGCCTGTCGTAATCTTTCTTTTCTAAATCTCGAGCTTTCTTTTCTATGGTTTTATTTGAAGGCGTTTCGCCAGTCTGATCTCTGAACTTAATTTCACTAGCTCTAACAAGCTGATTTACTGATGCACCCTCGACAAGTTCGGCATCAATGAGTGCTTGTGCAAATTGAATTTTTGCCTCCTCCTCGTTGCCATCGAAATGTTTGTTTAATTCATCAGAATACCAACCGCGCTCACCGTTACCAACTAATGTGTGACCAGAATTTTTTTCTGTTATGGTGAAAACTGCGTCGTAATACTCCTCTGAGTCAACATACTCCTCTGCACGCTTTTCATATATTTCATTAAGCGCGTTTTTGGCATCCTCTTCGAGAAGATCCTCGTCATCCTTATATCGAGCCTCATCATCTCTTAATAATTTATCTTTTTGTTCCTGCAAATCCTCTTCGTAACTGTCATTGTTTTGAGGCCTATAATTATCCATTTCGTTTTCTACTGCATAATTATAACTATCGCGATCAGCAGAGCTTAGTTTTTCAAAAACAGCCTCGCTGAAATCAAAACCAGATTCTGACTCGCCACTCATTCCACCGAGAACAACCTGCTCAACCTGAACGCCGTTTTCTCTTACGAATGCAAGAACCTCATCTTTGGTTACCTTGCCCTCTTTCGCTGCTAGGAACTCATCTAAACCGAGATATTCAAGCTCCTCTTTTTTTAATCCCTGAATATTTTTAATCCGATTAATCAAATCCTTTGCAGGCATTTGAGTAAATTCCATTTTATTAATCTCGGCCTCGACCTGAGAATAAAATCCAATTGGACTAATGGTAGCCTGATTATAAGTCATAACTGGATCTAGCTTTTTAACAAAAAAAGCCTCGCCATCATTAACAGACATTGTAAAACCAGCGTCTGCATAATTCTGAATAACCTTATCGTTTAATTTTAAATTAAGTCTTTTCGCGCTAACGCTCATTGATGTCGCGCCATTTCGAGCGGCTACATATTCTAACGATTTAATTGCGTCCATCGATACGCCAGGATATTTTAAATCTGTTTTTAATGAATCAACGATGGCTGTTTTTCCGGCCTGAGAGTCAACCAGCTCTGCAGAAACAGAAACTGTATCAAGTGGATTAACCAATATTTTATTATTTATTTTGGTGGCCGAGAATTTAATTCCTAATTTTTTAGACTGAGGTGATGACTGAAAATATTCAGTTGTGTCTATTTTTTCGCTAGCCTGAGAATCTGTAACATTTTGAATATTTAGTCCATATCGATTAAACATTTCCAGTGGATTCTGGTTTGATTTTAAACCCTGAGTCACGAAAAATTGTTCATACAATTTTGCCTGAGCCTTGGCCTGTTTTGGCGAGTAGCCTGCGCTTTTAAGCTGCATCTCGACCTGTTTTCCAACTTCTTTTGCAGACTCCTCAGCAGTAGAAATTTCCTCTTCTGTTTTTCCAGAACGAGCATTTTCGTTTTCAATTTCAAGCTGGCGCTTTGATTCGGCCTCCTGGATCTTAACGTCATACGCAGATAGCTGGTCTGGTCCAAATTTAACATGATCTTTTAAACCCTCATAGTGTTCGGTCTTAGCAAGTTTTTCAGCCATGACCTCAGTAGGAATTTGAATATCAGCACCAGTTTCAATCGCCGTATTAAATGAGTCAGCAATACCAAGCTCATTAGCCATATCGTTTGGATTGATATTTTTACTTTGAAAATACTGAGAAAAACCCTCTGCGTTCATGTAAATATTTTGAACCGGACCATCCTTAACGACTTGCTTTAAATAATCAGCATGAGCTTTTGGTAATCGCTCAGCTAATTTTGAGTCGATAGTTCCCTGGCCAATTGATTCGTAAATTTTCTGATTAATCTTTTGTTGTTCAATTTGATAATATTTTTTAATTCCAGCCGCAGCGCCGCCTGGAGCAACAATAAATCCACCAGTGGCCGCACCAAGCGCGCCAGCCTCAGCTGATCTTGTGATAGATCCTTTCATTGCTTCTGGATTAACACCAGACGCATAATCTGTGAAGTCCTGTGCGATCGACGTTGCCGCCTCCTCAGAGAAATTTGTTCCCATTGTATGAGCCAACGTCTTGCCAAAATTAAACAAAAACTCCTTGCCTGACTGTTTTCCAAACTCTTTAACTATGGCGTTTTCCCACTGCTTTAATGGTGCAAGCGTTCCAAGCGATTCAAACGCCGCCTCAATGCCGCCATTAATAACGCCGACCTGCGTGGCCTTACCAAGCTCTGTACCGCTAGCCTCAAGTTCAGCCGCCTTGTTTGCTGCAGTAATACCACCAATGCCAATCAGTGCAGGAATACCAACGCCAGACATTGCCGCCGCCAAAAGTCCAATTGTGTTTGGAGCGTTCTGAATAAATTGTAATGCAAAAATTTCACCAGCCTTTGCGTGGTTTCCATTAGTAAATGCTTCTTTTAAAAAAGACTCAGATGCGGTCGGCGCCTTGCTTGCATAATTACGCATGGCCTCATCCCAAAAATTTGAATATTCGTTTTGGTATGTTTCATAATCTAATCTTTGCTGGCCAAATAATTCACGCCAGTCGTTAACGTTTTTAATCGCAATGTTCGCTCCCAGTGCTGGCAATTTAGTAATGCCACCCATAATTGAGGTAACGCCAACACCAACAGATGCCATCGCTTGGTTTGCAAAGTTATATTGGTCATGCTTATCTTCAATATTTTTTAAAACATCAAGGTCGTCTTTTGAAACCGCTGCATAATCTGGATTTGAAATAAACTGTTTCAGAACTGGCGTAGCGACACTAACCTTTTGATCTATATCAAATCGTTCGTTTTGTTTTGCAATCGTATCATA